AGTTTACTCTTTTGTAAGTCCATTGGTTTCCTTTAGTTCCATTTGTTTTTTGTGTTCTTGCTTCATGATCTCATCAAAAAGATCATCATCCGTTCGTTTTCTTTTATCATCTTTCTTCAAGAAGTTCATATCTCTACATCTTTTAGCGACGAGTTCTAGTTCAGGTCCCATCTCTACATTTCGATATTTTCTACAAATTTTAAGAAGTTCTATTTGTTGATTAAGTTCGTATCTGTCTGCTTGTTGCTTTTTAAATTTCTTATCGCAGGTATTTCCAAGTTTGAAACGAAAGTTTATTCCTACTCGATACTCATGATCTTCATGAGTACTGGAACCTCTATCAATATAATCGGTGCCACCTTGTCTATATTCAACATAAGGAGTTATATCACCAGCATTACAGTCGCGCCAGTTATCACCAAGATATTCGTTTTTTGCGTTAGCGGATCCACCAATAAGCCAAAAAAAGAATAACAAAAAAAAGAAGATAGATACCGAATACTTCATGCATTTAATCACTCTGTTTCTTTTTTTTCTTGCGTTTCTTCTTGCCTTTAAAATTTTTAAAATTCTGTACTTCATTTTCTATTACCTCGACTTTGGTTTTAATTAAAACCATATCTTGTGAAAGAGAGAATGTACGTTGCAATGTCCATCCTCCAAGCGCTAATAGTATAGCGAGCAGTGCTGTTATTAATTTTTCATTCATTGAGTTTACCTTTTGTGTTGATTTTGTATTCGTAAGTGTCTTGCTCGTTTTTGTCTTGCTGTTCGTGCTGCTGACAGCATGTTCCAGATTCTTCTCTTTTTTTGTTGTGCATATTGCAAGTTTTTTTTTCTTCTACTGGCATGATAGGCACTCATCGTTGTTTACGGTAGCTCCTTGAGGATTACAATTACATTTCTCACACGGACATACACCCGTACTGTCTGAATGTCCTTTGACATTACAATGACAACTACAAAAACAATCTTTACATTTACTCATTTTTTTTCTCTTCAATTTTATAGAAGAATTTATCCGTATCTTCTGTTTTCCATTTTCCCGTATCTTCTACATTCCACTCAGAAGTTTGTACTTTCCAATCAGGAATTTCGTCCTTCACTGTGAAAGATGGAATGCTCCATATTAATCTATTGTTTGGCTGAGCCGCATAGTTGCCATCATCCAAGGCAAGTATATGAGCGCACTTATGTTCGTGCGGGATCTCTGAATGTTCTGTATCGACTATATTACTCTCTGGGTGAGCCCAGTCAACTGTGAAAAGATAGGATCCCGAATGCCATTTTTTGTCTTTACCAATATACTTACCAGTTTGACTGGCTAAGATATCGTAAGTAGTAATAGCAGGATAATAACTGAAACAATTCCAAAGCTCCAACTCGTCAAGTCTAGGCCGAGGAACTTTTTTGACATCAAAGCCTCTTTGGATGAAGGCGCTAATCGGTAAACGATAGAAGATAGCACCATTTTCCATAATTGCATGAAAGAGTATAGCCCTCCCTGAAATCGATGCCATTGCAAATATAATACAGTCTTCAGCTTCTCCCACATGTCCGGTAAGGTCATAGAGATATTCTCTCCTGATTTGTGCATACGTTGCAGGAATATTTGCGTTTAGATAAGCCATGCAACATATAATCCTAAGTTGCTAAAAAGTAAATGGCTATTAGTACTACTACAACAGCAGCAGATATTTTTGGATTAGCTTTTGCCAATGTCCAAAGTTGTTTTGCTTTTTCCATAAGTTACTCCTTGTTTTCTTTTATTGTACCCCAATTGGGACCTGATTCATAGTCTACTTTGTTAGGAACTTCAAGGCTAACCGCCTCTTCCATAATTTGTTTTATATCCTGGGCGTGTTGAGGTGAAGACACTGATATGTCTAATTCATCATGAACTTGAATATGCGGTATAATACCGGCTTTATGTAGTTCAATCATTGCTTTTTTTGTCATGTCCGCAGCAGAGCCTTGAATCAATTTATTCAAAGCTTTATAAGTGTAAGCTCGTTTGATCCCTGGTCCGTGTTCCGCGAGTGCTAATTCATGTGACAACGCTTTATGGATCCCGAATGAATTAGGTTCCCATAAAGGAAAACGACACAGTCTACCCAGCAATGTTCTTATTCTTCCAGAGTCCTGGGCACGTTGCATTACATTATCCATAAGTTGTTTTACAAATGGAACTTTATTATGATATTTTTTAAATAATTCTTCAGCTTTCTCTTTACTGACTCCAAGTTCCGCTTGTAGTTTATTTTTACCCATGCCGTAGAATAGACCTAGATTTATAGTCTTAGCCTGTGATCGAGGAATCTCGGCCATATCAGCAACGATATTATGAAAATCTGCATCGCCTCCACGATAAGCTTCTAATACTTCTTCTACTCCATAAAGATTTTGTAAAGTTGCATAATGCACGACCAACCTAGGCTCTTGCTGAGAATAGTCAAAACAACCCCACGTATGGCCCTTCTCCGGTATAAATAACGACCTTATCCGTGGTCCGAGATCCTTGTTCCGTGCAGGTATTTGCTGGAGGTTTGGATTGGAATACGAAAATCTTCCCGTTACCGTTCCGCCATTATCTCCTCGCAGTTGATTAATTTCAGCATGAATTCTTCCTTTGTGTGAATGTTTAATAATGGTATCAATAAACGTGGTATGAGCTTTATTAATTTCACGTGCTTTGGCAATATGTTTTACAAGTGGATGCGGGTGATTTGATAAAAAATTTTTAGTAAAGGAAGGTGCAGATGTTTTATCGGTTCGGTCGTAATCTAAGTTCAGCTTATCGAAAACTTGTGCAATGGATCGTGCCGCCCATATTTGGGTATCTATGCCTGTTTCTTTTTTTACTATTTGTAGGGATGCTTCTTCTTGGGCAATTAATTCTTTCTTTAATTGATGCGCTGCTGCGACGTCCACGCAAACCCCTTTAAATTTCATATCAATTAAACAGGGAAACAATTCAGTTTCCATATCCATGATGGCACTAAGATCTTGATGATAGATTTCTTTTTTAAGTTCTTGCCAAAGTTCTAAAGTTATTTCAGCATCTTTTTCTGCGTAAGCGCCTACATAAAGCGCAGGTAGTTTATACATTTCTGCCTTGGGATCAACTCCCCAACTTTTCGCAGCTTCATATAATTCTGTTTCATTTTTTCCTTTTCCCGTGTATCTTCTACTACAGTTGTTTAGGTCATAACGCATTTGATTTTCATCAACCAAAGCCGATGCAATCATGGTGTCGACTATTTTACCGTTAATACTTAAACCGAGGGCCCTAATCCAACAGACGTCGTACATGGCGTTATGAAATATTTTTATGGCTGATGTATTTAATACAGCTTGAAACCATTTCAATACTTTTTTACGATCCATATTACCACCGCCTTCATGGGCAATTGGGTAATACCCACACCAATCTTTAACAGCGACAGCTACTCCTACAATTTCTCCTACTCCAATGATTGAACCAGATCCTCTTCTTATATTTAAATTGGGATCTTTTGTTTCCAAGTCAATTGAAATTTCATCATACTTAGATAGATCGGGAAAGTCTTCCGGTGGTAACCATTCGGTTTGAGGTTTAAAAAGAGGTAATTGCATTATTTAATTCCTTTCGGTGGGTGATAATGACCAGGATGATCGTCATCAACATAATATAATTTAATATTTAATTTTTTTTGAACTGTAGTTAAGGATCGATGAATGGCCAGGCCATCTCTTTTTCTTACAGATCTTTTTTTAACATCAAGTAGTTCAATTTCACCTTCTGGAGAAACAACAACGATGTCTGCCGGTCCTTGTTGCATTACATTTTTAAATACAAGAAAACCTTTCTTTAAAAATTCGTTGATGGCTACATGTTCGTAAATAGTTCCAATTCGACCAGGTTCTTTTAATGTCATTCATTTTTTTTATCCGCATTAATTATGAGGACATCCTTTCTTCCATTGTTTATATCCCTTAATCCATTCTGCATGAGAGGTTTCGGGTGGTTTAATTGTTTCTCTAGATTTGTTTATCGGGCTAGTTCTTTCTGCTTCTTCTTTAGTAATACCAGCGTTGCGGTATTCTTCTTCTTCTGTCATGGGTATTAATTTGTAATCTCTTTCAATTATCATTTCAATAAAATGTATCGCTTTTTCTAAATCTTCCTTTCCGTTCTTGTATGGGTGTCGACAGACATATTTAATAACATTTCCTTCCGGAAAAAGCAATTCGTTCTCAATTACAAACTTGCTTGGCTGAATTTTCATTTTTTGGTAGTGGGATCCTCCTATTTGTTTATTGTATGCACTCATATATTAAATCCTTTGTTATATTGTTTGGGTTCTATAATGTGTAAGTTTTCTTTCGTTCGTGTTGCTCCTACATAAAACAAACGATTTTCATCATCTGGATTTTTTTCGTAGCCATCAAGTGTTGTTTTAGTAAGATCGGTAAGAAGAACTACGTTCTGAGATTCTCCTCCTTTAGCGGCGTGAATAGTAGAAAGTTCAATTCGAGGTGTTTTATTTAATTGTTCACCATTGGCTCGCATTTTTCTTAAATAATCTATACGTCTTGATCCAGCATCATCAAAAGCTTCATACCAAACTTTTTTAGTATGCAACCCAAAATCTTTTGTTAATTGGTCGATGTTGTAAAAGGATCCTTTTGTCATTCCATTAAGCGAAGTTTTATTGCCATGATTAGGAGACATATATCCATAAATTTTTTCTATTTGTTTATAGGTTAAAGGCTGCCCCTGTCTTAAATGTTCCCAGTTGATAGCAGCTTCTTGAATATCTTTTTCGTAATTACGTTTATGTTTAGTTTTATAATATAATCCTTTACGATATAAAACATCCTCGATATCTTGAAGCATGTGTTTAGTTCGAGCTAAGATTAACCATTCGCCAGAAGACATATCCACTGAATCAACTTCAAAATGTCTGTGCAAACTTCCCTCGTTAGTTTTAGGTTTCCATGTTTTATTAATTCTATGTTTAATTCTATTTATAATTCCCATTGCCATTTGATGCACTTGAATAGGCACTCGATGTGATTGTGTTAATGGATGATTAATCATTTGATCTTGAAGAGCGATAAAAGAATCTACATCAGCCCCAGCCCATTTAAAGATAGCCTGGTCATCGTCTCCCGCAATAAAAGAATCTTCAGTTTTTTTCCAAATAGATTTTGCCATATCCCATTGCATAGGAGATAAATCTTGAGCTTCATCTATAAATACTACATCAAATTTAGGAGATAAATCAGATTTAATAAAATTTAAAATCATGTCGTTATAATCAATTAAATTATATTCTTTTTTATATCTCCGCAGTTCATTAGAAATAATATTTAATTTATCCAATTCTAAATCCTGAGTATGTTCTTTTCTATTATATTGTTGTTCGGGTGTAATATTTCTAAGTTGAGCAAGTTGAATTATTTGGAGATACTCACTATCAGAAGTAAATACACCATGATCTTCTTGATGGGATGCATACGAGACTGGGAATCCAATCTTTTTTCCAAGATCTTTATAATGACTTGATTGCATAACTTGATCTTTTTTAAGTCCTAATTTTCTAAAGGCTAGTGAATGTATGGTTCTGAAATAAGGAAGGTCGTCTTCGGTTAAATTAAATTTTTTAATGGCCTCGTCTTTGGCATGATTCGCAGCTTTTTGTGTAAAAGCAAAATAACCAATTTTAGTGGGATCTGTTTTTTTTAAATAACTATCCACTTTATTTAATAATGTAGTTGTTTTTCCTGTACCGGGTGGTCCTAAAACTATTGTTTTCATGTTCCTAAAGTTAATCGCGTTATAAAATAAGCTGTTAATGCAACTAAAAATAAAAAATCAGTACTCATTAAAATACATCCTTAGGTTTTAATTCTTTTTGTTGATAATTTTCTTTTTTCTTGTCGAATTCTTTCACTGTAAAAACTGAAATTCTTTCTTTCCCCACTCTTTTTTTATCATCACAATTACAATGATCCTTTAACATTTGTGCGGTACGTTGATAATTTATTTCCCATCGCTGTCTAATTAAAAATTTACTATAAAACATACTAAAAACAAAATGATGATATCCTCCGCTAGACCACACTCCTCCTCTTTTAAGATCACTGGCATCAGAACCAATGTGTCTGTTTAAACAAAATTCTTCTAAATGATTTGTTAGTTGGTCCGCAGTTGTTACACCCTCAGGTGGTTCCACAGGTTCGTGGTTCTTCATCAATGGATTTATAATCATGTCCCAGTCTTTAGGCTTAACGGTTGGTGGTTTAAAATCTAATTGTTCCATACAGGCTTCTTGAAACAAACTTTGTTGTTTTAAAAATTTAACATTTTCTAAATGTAATCTTTCTCCATCCACATTAAGATAATAATATGGTTTTTCTAATTTAATTTTTTGTAAATCTGTTAATGCTGGGAATACAATTTCATCCCCTATTCCAAACTTTCTACTTCTACATAATTTTTTATCACAGAGATTGCACATCGGAGTATCATTACATTTGTAACCCCATTCTTTTTTTTCATGCTGAGATATTATTCTTGCAACACCTGCTTCTTCATACGGAGGTTGACACGATGTAGCATTAAATAAAGTTACCTGTGTTTTCCATTCACTTGGCCATTTCTTTTTGGCATAAACTACATAATGAAAAAGAGCATTATCCCTGCCTCCGCCCTTGTCTCCTTCAAGAACTTTGTTCATAGCCATTAATTCTATGCAGGGTGGCGCATCATCATAATCTGATTTAGGTCTTTCGATTTTTATTTTTTTAAATTGTTCCGCAGTTTGTTTATTTTTATCGTACTCTGTATAAAAGCTAATTAAGTTAGCAGCTTCACCATTAGAAAGAAAGGCATATCTTGTTGTATTGTCACCATTAAAGTATGGTAAATTTAAAAAATTTCCTGTATCATCTTGTGATTTTAATTTTATTTGTTTTGGAAAAACCTCTGATCCCCCGTAACCTAATGCTGTTTTTATCTCTGTAAGTTTGTCTCTCATTCTTTCTGCTGAAACCGGTTCCGTGGTAAAGAGAAAGACGTGGGCGCCCCCACTCTTAGAGCGGCACACAATTAAAGGTAGTTTTAATTGTTTAATTTGTTCAATTAATTTTTTGTGGTCAAACCCTGCATAGGAATCAATATCTACACATCCCCATATACATTCGTTATCATCATTAATAGGAATAATTCCTAAACTTTGCACACCTTTTAAATGTTTGAACCAAAGATCATCTGTTACAGATTGTCTTACTACAAAAGATTGACCTTTTACTTTAATTCCGTTTTCTGTTGGAGCATTTATTTTAGTGCAGCCATGAGCACGTTCTAATCCTTTAAATATTTGTTTAAATTTTTCTATGCTCATTTTATTATTGACGATTAATTCTATACTCATAATTTTGTTTTGGGCGCTTCCACTCTCGCTTCCACGCCCAATCCTAGGAATCTAGCTTACGCTAGATAATTAATATGGTGAATCGTTCTTTGATTCTTCAGATCCGTGTTTAACTTTTACTAAACCTTTGCTATTTTTTTCAGCAAAATTT